AAGAAGAAGTGAACTCTTTATCAGAAGCACTTGCTGCAGATGGAAAACTTACTAATGCAGAAAAAGAACTTGTTGCAGAAGCATTGGTTGAATCTGTTGCAGCAGGAGAAACTCTTACATCAGAACAGATACAAGAGGCTGGAATTGAGTTTAAAGACTTACCAGCAGAAACTCCTGTTGATGTTAGAACTGACGAAAATGGAAATGCTGTCATAATTACTGCAGAAGTTGCTGCTGCACTTGTCGTGCTAGAAAATCCCGCAGAACTAATTGGTGCAATATTTGAAGACCCAGGTCAAGTTTTATTGGCATTGGGCAGCATTGGTGCTGACATGTCAGAAGAAGAGCGTGAAGAAGCAACTGACATGGTTGTTGCCACTGTAGTTGCAGCAGGTGCTGCTATGAACGCCGTTGGTGCTGCAGCAGGTGCTGCTGGTTCTACTGGTGGTTCTACTGGTGGCGGAGGAAGTTCTGGTGGCGGAGGTCCATCAGGTGATAGTAAAGGTGTTAGGAGACGGAAACCTTGAAAATAATTAAGGACATGATTGACCAACTATGGACACTTTTAGGCATGTTTATTGCCTGGGTAGTCCTTGATGGAAGTGCCAAAACCATTGTTGGCTACGCTATTGTTGGAACACTTCTTGCTTGGGCTATCACTTACCCAATCAGAAACCGAGAAGACGACTAAAATATCAATAGTGTCTATCTGACACATTTAGGAGATGTACATGAATAAAGCAGCACTCGAATCGTACTTACGCAATTTACTTGGTCAAGTAATTGCAGCAGTAATGATTGTTATGCAAACAAGCAACGCAGCAACACCTTTGGACTTTGGACAATCTGAATGGCTACTCGTAGCAAACGCTCTATGGGGTTCACTAATCCCAACAGCACTACGTTGGGCTAATAAGAAGGACCCAGCCTTTGGTCGTCTTGCAGAAGTTGCAGCAAAAGAAGTTTCAAAAAAACTTGCTACAAAGCCAGTAAAGTCAGTTAAAAAGAAGTAACTACAAAAAGGACCCTAGAAATGTCGAAGATAGAAACTATTTCAATTCTTGTTGGAATCGCGTTAGGAGGCGGGGCAATTCTAGGGTTCTTTATAAACAAACTTAATAAGTTGTTTGCAACGTGGGGAAAATTTATTAGAGACTGGGAAGGGGAAGAGGCTTCTGAAGGTAGAGATGCTGTTCCAGGGGTTATGGCTCGTCTTAATAAACTTGATGGCGAACTCTCTCACAATGGAGGTAAGTCTATAAAAGACATGGTTTTCCGCATGGAGGTCAGGCAAGACCGCTTAGAACGTAAGATGGAAGAAGCAGAGATTGTCCGCCAACAGAATCAAGTTATTTTACTTGAAGCAATAAAGACGCTTAACACACAAATACAGCCAAAGTAGGGAAAAATACTCTTATGGCCCTAAATCAAATTCAGTTCGGTGCTCCCCCAGGTGGACCAGGAGCAGACATTGTTGCACGTATCGGTGGTCTTGTTAACAAAGGCATCGAAGGCAAAAAAAATTCTCAAGGTAATGCACAGTCAATTGTTGCACAGCACGTTTTATCTAGTGTTCGTGCCGAAAGACAACACGGTTATGACTTAGAGAAGATGGGTGTAAAGCACTCACAAACTCGCGAACTTCAAGATGCTGGAGTTGCTGCAAAAGCAGCCTCTGAAAAAGCAGGTCGTCGTCACGAAACACGCATGACAAGGTTAACTCAAGGACATGAGATTGCAAAAATGGGAGCAGCCTTCGCTGGCATTGGTCAGTTAAGTGAAAGCGGGAAAGTTGCTGAGTTTAAAATTGGTGACATGAGTGGAAAGTTTAACGCTCCTCGTGAAACACCAGCACCAGTTGCTATGCCAACTGTTCCAGATACAACACCTCCTCCTGTAACTTCTACACCAAGTGCTTCTGGTGGTCGCGTAGGACGTGACCCAAAGACAGGTCGTGCCGTAAGTTTAAAGAGTTCAACCCCACCTCCAGCAAAAAGAGCAACGGGTAAAAAGAAGTAGTAATGGCAAAATCAGCAGCGTGGCAACGTAAAGAGGGTAAGAACCCAAAAGGCGGTCTTAACGAAAAGGGGCGTAAAGCCTACGAACGTGAGAATCCTGGTTCAGATTTAAAGCCACCTGTTTCAAGAGAAAGAGCACAACGCTCACCTAAAGACGCATCACGTCGTAAGTCGTTTTGTGCACGTATGGGTGGCATGCCAGGACCAATGGAGAAAAACGGAAAACCAACACGTAAGGCACTAGCATTACGTAAGTGGGATTGTTAATTACTAAGGAGCAATAAATGGCAACTAAAAAAACGCTAGAAATTGTTTGCGTTAACTGCAACAAACCAGGCTTTTATCTTTATAAAGTTAATAACGCGGTTCAATATTGGTATTGCCGTCAGTGCCTACCTGGATTTTTGTATGCTCAAAGAGACGCTGGTAACTTGGTTACATCCGATGCCTTAGATTCTTTTCAACAAGAAGCAATTGACATTCTAAAGACTGACATCCCTCCATATAAGGAAGAAGAGGCTCCTGTAAAGGAAACCCCTTCCGCCACAAAAAAGAAAATAGCAGTTGAGCCTGATGAAGAATGAAACTTATAAGAAAATTTGCAATACAGGGACACCCCGTTCCTGCAAGTTCAAGTAGGCCTCTAGGACCCTTTCCCCCTGAAGTTTTAAGTCAACCCCAGGTCGAATACGGTAACGAACATTCGGACTCTTTACACGAAGCACTCGATACCGTTCGTCTTTTCAGATGTCGCGACTGTGACGAGGTTCTTTATAGGGACCAACTTGATAACCACACATGTGAGGAAATATAAACAATGGCAACAAATAACAACGGGAATCTTCTTGATTCCGCAGGAGAAGTCGCAATTGATGCGGTGTGGGGCAACATGCCACCACAACCAAACGATGTGCGTACAACTCGTCTAGATTTAACACTTGGAGACCACATCAACCTTGAATCAGGTTGGGGCGGATACCCACAGTTCACAGCAGGTTCAACAGGTGCTGACGTAGTAGGTTCAACTGACTATGTACAGGTTTCTGATGTTCGTGGCTTCACAACAGCACTTGCAGAAGATGCTCTTAGAGACAATGGTCTTACAGTAACAACTGCAACAGCAGCAGCAAACTCTAAGACTAACATCACACGCATCAACGCAACAAGTGCAACAGTTGCGGTAGTTTATGCAACAAGTGCAGACACTAACTATCCAGTTGGCACAAAGGTTCAAATCTTTGCAGGAACTGCAGCAGCAGAGTCTCCAGTTGCCGTACCAGCAGCCCTAGTTGGCTCTTGGACAGTAACTGCTAGTGCTTCTGGAAACATTACAATCTCAGGCACAGGATTCTCAGTTGCTGATACCACTGGTATCAATGCAACAGGAACTCTTGCTGGTCTTGCTGGAACAATTAAGACTCAATCAATTGCTGGCAATGCTGCAACAACTGCAGTCGGTGCAGCAGTAACAATTACACCTTGGGCAACAGCGTCCTAATTAAGGAGTAATAATGGCTCGGGTTACCTCCACAGGTGGTAGTGACGATAGACAAAGAAATGTTCTACGTGCTAGAACATCTTCTGATGAACTATCAGCATTACTAGACCCGACCCGCGAACTCTATGGAGTTGGCGAACGAGAAGTAAAAGGCATGGCAAAGATGCTGGGGGTGACTCCACAAACGGGACGTATCAATCCGTTTCAGTCACTCCCAGTATCGCCAGGCTCTGAGTTTTATGATGCTATTGAGATTTTTGAGGGCGATGACGAAGAAGAAGCGGGCGAGTTTTATGAACCAACTCGTTACTCAAACTTTGCAGATGAGCCGTTAGATAACTACGATGCTCCTGCACCATTAACAGTATTACCTACATCAACTACTAATTACCAACGTCCTAGAACAGTTGCTGCAGGATATGACCCAAAGCGTGAAACATTAACCGTTGTCTTTAGAGACGGGTTGTTCTATAACTATTACGATGTTAAGCCATCAACTTGGAGTGCTTTTAAAGCAACGATTTCTAAAGGGCGTTTTATTCGCCAATACTTAGATAGCCATGCTCGTGGAGATGCTGCTATGGGTCAACTACCTACTTATGCTAGAGAAACCCTATATCGAATTGTTCGTACTAATCAGATATACTTTGAAGGTCGTCAAAGTCTTGTACCTACCTCTAAGACTGGTTACGGTGTTACTAAAAAGCCAAGAACTCAAGCAAATAAGCCTAAAACCACAGCACTAAAATCCAGTCGGGGTAATAAAAAGAAACGGTAACAAATGCCAAAGGCGCACAACATTGGAACAGAACGATTCGTACAAGTTATTAAACAGCCCCTTACGTGGGGTAATAAACTCGTAGTCCATGGCTGGACCCAAGAAATTGAAGAACCATACCGTTTTGCAACTCCACTTATGGTTAGACTACCCCTAAGCCGTATTCTTGTTTTAGGAAAATGGCAAGGAACAAAGTCTGAAGAAGAAGCACTCAACAGTGCAATTTCGAGAAGGGATGTAACTTACGATGATTTTAAAGAAGAAAAAGGATGGGTACCAGCCCCAGACGAAGATACAGAAGCGTATATCTAAGTTACCTACTCCAGAGTTAATTGGATGGGTTGAGGCTTCTTTATTTGCTATAGGCAGAGATACTTTTGCTTGGCAGAAGTCAAACGAATCAGTATTGCTAGATGAGTTAGAAATGGGTGCAGAAGCACTTTTAGAAATCATGCGAGAATTAAAGAGAAGGTCGTAACTTAGTGATAGAATTAACCGTCTCCCTCTCTCAGACGCGGGGTTGCCCACTTCGGTGGGCTTCTCTGTTTAGGAACTAAATGTCTATTGATTTTAATGATGAGAAGTTTGAGGAAATTAATCCCGAACTTTACGCAGCAGAAGATGAAGAAGTTCCGCTACCCCCTGAAGAAAATGACTTAGATGAACTCTCGATTCAATTTGTTGAAAAACTAATAAATAAAATCTTAGAGTTTCAAGAAGTTCTTGTTGGGTATCCTCTACACCCCTATCAACTTCCGTTAGCACGTCGTGTAATTGAGTCAGTTTTAATTAATGATGGTGAAGAAATTACAGCCCTTGCAGCACGTCAGTCAGGTAAATCTGAAACAGTTGCAAATACTGTTGCAACATTAATGATTCTTCTTCCACGTCTTGCAAAGTTATACCCAGATTTATTAGGTAAGTTTAAAGATGGACTTTGGGTTGGTTTGTTTGCACCAACAGAAGGTCAGGCAGAAACACTCTTTGGTCGTACTGTTACACGACTTACATCAGAGCGTGCATTAGAAATTCTTGGTGACCCTGAAATTGATGACTCTGCTGCACGTATTGGTGGAGTAACTCGAATGATTAAACTAAAGAAATCTGGCTCAACAATTACGATGATGACTGCAAACCCCCGTGCAAAAATTGAGTCTAAGTCTTTCCATTTGATTGTTATTGACGAGTGCCAAGAAGCAGATGACTTTGTTGTATCTAAGTCAATTTCCCCAATGCTTGCTTACTATGCGGGAACTATGGTTAAAACAGGCACACCAACAACTAGCAAAAATAACTTTTATAGGGCTATTCAATTAAACAAGCGTCGTCAAACAACTAGAGGTGCTAGACAAAACCATTTTCAATGGGACTGGAAAGATGTTGCTAAGTTTAATGAAAACTACTCCAAGTTTATAAAGAAAGAAACTTTGCGTATTGGAGAAGATTCAGACGAGTTCCAAATGTCTTACAACTGCAAGTGGCTTCTTGAACGAGGTATGTTTGTAACTTCTGGAGTTATGGACGAACTAGGTGATACTTCACAAGAACTAGTAAAGGTTTGGCACAAGACACCTGTGGTAGTTGGCATTGACCCTGCACGTAAGATGGACTCAACAGTTGTTACTGTTGTATGGGTTGACTGGGATAGGCCAGATGAGTTCGGTTATTTTGAACATCGAGTCTTAAACTGGCTGGAGTTACAGGGAGATGACTGGGAAGAACAGTACTTCCAAATCGTTAACTTCTTAAGTAACTACGATGTTTTAGCAGTTGGTGTTGACGCTAATGGTGTTGGAGATGCTGTTGCACAGCGTCTTAGACTTTTATTGCCTAGAGCAGAAGTTGCTTCTATTACCTCTAGTGCTACTGAACAGTCACAAAGGTGGAAACACCTTCAAGCGTTAATCCAAAGAAAATTATTGGGTTACCCTGCCCACGCAAAAACACGTCGTTTAAGAACGTGGAAAAGGTTTTACCAACAGATGGTAGATGCTGAGGTTCAGTACAAGGGTCCTAACTTCCTTGTGGCTGCTCCTGATGAGTCTTACGCCCATGATGATTACGTTGATAGCCTCTCTATTGCCTGTGCTTTAACTAAGGACTTAGTTATGCCAGAGGTGGTTTTAACCAGTAGCCCGTTTTTCAGTAAAAATTAAAACTGAGTTAACCCTTACTTATAGTAAAAAATCAGAGAAAATCATCTTTGGAATAGGCCATTCCGTCTTACTAACCTTATAAGGAGTCATAATGACACTAGCACCAAACCCACAGTTCCCTGAGAAGGGTTCAAATGTTTACGAAATGAAAGAGGCAGGAAACGCATCACGTCGTGGTCCTCTTCGTTTTGAAGAAGGTATCGCAACTGATACTGATGTTCCAAATGATTTTGAACTAGGAATGCAGCAAGGTTTTGCTGCTGCTGCAGGTCGTCCAAACCGTAATGCTCCAGTCTGGCAAAAGACTGCTGCAGAAACTATGCAGGCACGTGCCCATGTTGGCTCTGCTGCATGGACAGAAGCACCAACATTCCTTGCTGAGTTCTCACACGGGTCTTTCACAGACTATGCAGAACAAAAGACTGAGGTTGTTGCACGCTCTGGTGGACGTACACAACGTACTTCTCCAACCGTAGTAAACGACTAAAAGAGTTTTTTGTCTTTGACCCCCTAGGATTGTCCTAGGGGGAACAAAGTTGTAAAGGAAATAACTGTGGCTGAAAAACCTGCAAATCCAAAACTTTGGGAAATGGTGATTGCTCAAGCAAGAGCCAAATACTCAACGTACCCAAATCCTGCAGCAAGTCACTGGGTTCGAGAGAGATACACTCAAAGTGGTGGTAGATTTATAGACTCAAATAGTCCTATAGAACAAACAAAAAAACTTAATGAAAAACAATTTGCAAAACTGCAAAAAGAACGTGGAACTAAAAAAGACGCAAAAGACGTGAAACGTAAAAAGGATAAGGGCGGAAAAAAGAGTGACACTAAGTAAGGTCATACGATGAGTTTTGTTGACTTTTCTCCTCCCTCATACAGAGCAGCCTCCTCTGATTTAACTATTTCAATTTCTCCACTTGGTTTAGTGGAACTAGCAGACGAAGAATTTGAAGTTCATGGTCCGCGTTTAAATCGCTACTCTTTAAATTGGGCGATGTATTTAGGTCATCACTGGGGTTATCGCCGTGAACAAGGCGAAATGCAAATTGCAGTCAACTACTACAGAGCATTTACAGACTATCTTTCTAGATTTACATTTGGCAAGGGAATTGGTTTCCGCAGCCCTAAAGCAACTGAAGCAATTGTTCCAGACCGTTTGCAACGAGTATGGGAAGTAGATAACGACAAAACTAGAGTTCTTTTAGAAATGGCACAACAAGGTGGAATCTCTGGAGATTGTTTTGTAAAAGTAGCCTATGAAGAACCGTGGACTGATGCAATTGGTCGAGTACACCCAGGAAAAGTTCGAGTTCTTCCTCTTAACTCCTCTTTCTCATTCCCAGAGTTTCATCCACACGACCGCAATCGTCTTTTAAGATTTAAGCAGAAGTACCGTTTCTGGGGAACTTCTTTAGAGGGAACAAGACAGGTATTTACTTACACTGAGATTCTTACAGATGACCTTATTGAAGAATACA